CCGCAAAACCTGACAGAACGCAATAGTGCCAAACTCGGCGGAACAAGCAGGCATACTTACCAATACGACGGGCTGAACAGACTGATACAGGCAAACGGAACCGCAAAGAATGCATCGTACAGCATGGCGATGACGTTTAATAACATGAGTATGCCGACAAGCAAGGTGCAAACGGTGGATTCAACCACGACGGCTCTATCATATAATAATAGGTACAGTTACGACGACGACCACCACCCGACAGCACCCACGCAGATCGGCCCAGAGCGTTACCTCTATGATGCCAACGGTAATCCGACGCTCGTAACAAATGACAGTCTGAATACAACACGTGAACTCTATTGGGACGAAGAAAACCGCCTGATGGTCTTGAGTGACAACGGTAAAACAAGTCGTTACACTTATAACCACGCTGGGGACAGAATCGTAAAGAGCCACGGTGATTTAGAGGGTGTATATATTAATGGTGCACCGCAGGGTATTACTTTCCATGAACATGATGAGTTTACGTTGTATCCCACTTCGATAATCTCTGTCAATAAGAATCGGTTTACAAAGCATTATTTCATTGGAGACAAGCGCATTGCCTCAAGGATAGGCAGTGGACAATTCAATAATGTCTATGGTAGGAATGGTTGCTATGTTACTGCAGGCCAGCAGGACTATGCCGAGCGCCTGAATCAAATCGAATCCCAAAGGGAAGAATACTACAAAGAACTTGGCATCCCGCCTGGCGTACCTACGATGAAAGGCGCATACGGTGACCCCGAGAACACGGGAATCGGTTACAACACCATCATTACTGAACTCGGCGACCACTCCATTCCTGCGAACTGGGCACAATTTGTCGTCAAGCGAGGTCCCGGCGAAACGCCTGGACCGCCGATTATTTGGTCTGATCCTCAAGACCCCGAGGATGCACAACCTGGGTATGGTTTCATTGCGGATGACACCAACGAAGAAGAGACGTTCTTCTATCATTCCGACCATCTCGGCTCAACCTCGTATATCACGGACGACAAGGGTAATATCACCCAATACACTGCGTATTTGCCGTATGGAGAACTATTGGTAGACGAGCACTCAAGCAGCGAAGACCTGCCATACAAGTTCAACGGCAAGGAACTTGACGAGGAAACGGGCTTGTATTACTATGGTGCACGTTATTTACAGCCTGTGGCAAACGTGTGGTATGGTGTGGATCCATTGTTTGAAAAGTATCCGAGTTTGAGTGCGTATAATTACTGTGCTGGAAATCCGATAAATGCGATAGATACTGATGGTAGAAAGGTATGGATAGTTATTTGGGCAACTCAATCCTCAGATGCAACAGGTACAACACGTATTGGACACACAGGTGTTGTCGTAGAGAATTACAAACTTCATGTAAATTCCAATGGAATTAAGCAGTATGAATCTACGGGAACATATACATATTACGATTTATGGCCATCAGCAACTAATTTGGGAGGCAAATCCGCAGTACAAGATGTATCTGCAGTCTACAACTCACAAGATTTCTATATTACAACAAATGGCAAAAAGAATACAGATTATTCCGCATTGGAAAGATATATGTCAAAACATGATATGTCCCAACTCCCAAGAATACTTCAAGATAATATTAGAGAGAATTCTATTATAGGTTATGGAGAAGGTTATGCACCTGATGGAATTATTAGATTAGATATAACTGGCGAGCAAACATATAAACTTCAACAAGAATACATATCGTTAATCCAACAAGGAAATCCTTATAATGGAGAATCGAATAATTGTACAACTTTTGTAGCAAATGGTATAAATAATTCTGGAATAGGTTCTATTAAAGAGGAAAGGATTATAGATTGGAGAGGATTTTTTATAAATTTCAATCCATTCCACAAGTCTTTTACTCCTAATAACACTTACAACCAACTTAAAAAATGGAATAATTCTGTTGTGGTAAAAAATGCTGGTAATAAAACAAGAGAAAGTTATGAAGATGCAATTATTGACCGTTAGTATATTGCTATTTCTTTTAGGGTGTGATTCTAAAGTTATTAATGGCATAAGGATTGATGATTATGAATTCTATGCTATTTACGAATTTAATAAAGAAATAAAAAAAAGTAAGAACGTAGACGTGATATCTAATATTAAAAAGTCAAAAAAGATAAAAGGGCCTGTTATAGGTATGGATATAAAGACTTTGATGTTAGTTAACAAACGAGAAAAAGGAGATACGTTAAAAATTATTATATATGGAAAAGAACATAAGTATTTTCGTATTGGAAATGACTTTTATATAGCTAAGAATTCTATCTTCTAAATTATGATTCACAAGATATTTACCAAGCACTACTTCATCGGCAGTCAGCGCGTTGCTAGCAGAATCGGCAGCGGACGCTTCAACAACGTCTATGGACGGAATGGTAGTTACGTCACGGCTGGCCAGCAGGACTATGCCGAGCGTATCAATCAAATAGAGCAACAGCGTGAAGAATATTACAAGGAACTGGGTATTCCTCCTGGTGTACCAACAATGAAAGGAGCATATGGTGATCCAGAAAATACAGGCGTTGGATATAATACGATTATTACAGAGTTAGGCGACCACAGTGTTCCAAAAAACTGGGAGCAATATATCATAAAGAAAGGTAAGGGAGAAACACCAGGACCGCCAATCATCTGGGGAGAACCGCAAAGTCCTGAGGAAGTTGAACCGGGGTATGGTTACATGACTGATGATACTGTAGGAGAAGAAACCTTCTTCTATCACTTTGACCATTTAGGCTCAACGTCTTACATCACCGACGACAAGGGTAACATCACGCAATATACCGCATATTTGCCTTATGGCGAGCTCTTAGTCGATGAGCACAGCTCATCCGAAGATTTGGCGTATAAGTTCAACGGTAAAGAACTCGATGAGGAGACAGGTCTATATTATTATGGAGCCCGTTATATGCAGCCAGTGACTTCCATTTGGTATGGGGTTGATCCGCTATTTGAAGATTATCCACAAAGTAGTCCATACACGTATTGTATGGATAATCCTTTAAAGTTGATAGATCCAGATGGACGAGGATGGATTCAAACAAAAGATGGTATCTATTATAATCCACGAGTACATTCACAAAATGATATAAGTAAACGTGATACGCAAAAAGGATTTAAATATATGGGAGAAACCTTTCAAAACAAGAATAAAGGTATTTCCTATAGAAGTGACGGAAGTATTCTATTCAGAAATGAAAAAGATGCTTATAATCATATGTGGAATAATGCAAATAATCTATACAGATCACGTAAACATCCCCAAGGAAAAGAGGTCGGAGGATTTATTTTGTCAGATAAAAGTGTTTTAGTTCTACCTGATTATTTGAATGACAGTAGAACAACGAATATGGATGCAGGCGGTTATATTTTAAACAATCGAACATTAACCAAAGGTAAAGAAAAATTTACAGTAATAGGACAAGTACATACACACCAAGATAAAACAGGAGACCCTACTCCTTCAACGTATATGATAAACAGTTATGGTGATTTAGGATATTCCAAAAACAATAATTCATTACCAGTCTTTACCATTAGTTATGATGGAAAAATTTATGGTATTCGCGGATATACTTCTAATGGTCAGGTTATTGGTTCTATAGCAAATTTGACTTCACAAGAATCCTCAAGAGAGAACCTCTTAAAAGGTCGGACAAGTTTGTATCAGATAATCATGAGATTACCAAAATTAAAAAAATAATTATGAGGAAATATATAAAATACGCTATAATTAGTTTTTTTTCATTAATATCTTGCACAGAAAGGCAAGAAAGTAGATTGTTAAATAATGAGTTTATGGATAGCATTTACAGTTATATCATTCAAGATAGTTTAAGACATGATTCTTATATTATCTTTCCAGCGAAAGTTTTTTTTAACGAGAATCAAGGACAAGAAGGTATGTTGGTAGGTCCTCTATATCAAGGAATATTATCTCCAAATAGTGAAAAGAATTATATTAAACTAAAGGGATATGGCGCAACTTCTCTGTATTTTTATTGTAATGAAATTGATTTTTTTGACAATCTTTCTTCCTGTCAAAATATAAAATATACTCAACAAGATAGTGTGATTTTGTATAGGAGTATATATACAAAGTCTCCCATTATAAATTATCTCAAGAGAGCAAACCTTTTTTTTTATAAAGAGAAACAGTTGTATAAAGAACAAAATGTTGATAGCCTATTTTTACCGAGAATAGTTCTTGATGAAAAATGATGTTACCTATTATAGAGCAGGAGGAATGAGATGGACATGAAAGTATTTATACTTTGTGTTTTATCAGTCATTGTTATCGTTATGACTGTAGCGATAATAACCTATCATTATTATGAGCGCACAGTGTCTTTTGAATTTGTGACGCGTTTCCCTAAGTTTCAGAATTGCTATCATAAAGGCTTTGACTATGTTGAAAGTGAGAGAAGAATGTACTTCTTTTTAGTTGATTTTATCAAAACCAATTTAGCCAGGAAGCAGGCTTAGAAGGGTATGATTCTTTGTTTGTCTCAAAAATTATAAAAGAAACGAATTTTGATAAATATGACCATATTATTTCTTATATGAAAGAAATAACATCATTAAAGTACTCACCTCATATAACATGGATAGAAGATGGCTTGTATTTTGATAAACGTATCCCGCTTATTGCTGAATATAAGGAAGACTAAACAGATTTTGTGTATATTTATAGAATTATAAAAAATAAAAATTTTAGAGCACCTGGTCCATAAAAAACAAGCTAAGCCATAAGTTGAAGTAATGAAAATTAACCTTTTGACATTCCCTCCTGTTCATGCCATCCTGCTTCTGTGCTAGTATCTACGCAGTTTACTCAATCAAGTATTTCCCTCTACCAATCCTTGAAGTTTAAGCGGTGCTGTTATCTTCTATGTCCATGCTATTCCCATGAATGGTGTGGGCAATTCTTTTATCCAGATGTTACTACACGCTCCTTTGGCATAATGGTACGCATCAATGCTTGCCTGAACTCTTGCACGGTGGGCGATGCAACCTCGCCTGCTTTGTTTTCTACCGCCCTTTGTCATCTTGTCTCTTGTGACTTCGCGCTTACGATATACCTTATTCTTGCTCCTACATGATTGTTGGTTGAATAACGTCATACGTTTTTGATGTCGCTGTGCCTCATTACCTCGATGGGTGTCTGTCGCATTTCTCATGCTTGCCCCTCTGCACTGATGGCTTCTCTGCGATGTTGCTTCGACGATTGTCTATTCGGCTCATCCCTCATTCCTTGACACTGACCTTAGATTGCCTAACGCCTATTTACGCTCACACCATGCTATGGTGGGTAGAACTATACACGGTGTTCTCATGCCATAACAAATTTCCCTTGTCAGACATGTTTTGCGTATTCCGTTGCTGCTCTTCTGATTTTTCCTTTGCAAAGATAGCGCAAGCGTCATTCTGCAAGGGCATCGCTCCCGCTTTGACTCGAAAATTTTTCAAAGATTTTGGGGTGCAGTTACTCCTGATCCAAATTCTCTGAAGCCCTGAAGGGTTGAAAATTTTTCGGTCATCTCTTGCATTTACATTCCTTCTTCTTGCCTGCTCCGTATTGCTCGTAAAAATTACAAAGAGCGCCACGGCGCAAAACATTGAAGTCTAACAATTAAAATTTATAAAGTTATGGTACACACCGTTCAAACATCGTTCTTATCCCACAGCAGGTTGTATAACAAGCGTCACTATCCTGGCAATTTTTATCAGGTCATTGTCAATACGGAAGAGGGAGAGTCCTATGAATATGAAGTCGAAGCGGACACATTCGCACAAGCCACAGAGATAGCTGAGGGGTTCGCTAATGATTTGATGACAGACATTACCTACATCGAGGTTTATAATCAATCACAATTTTAAGACATCAAAAATAATCGTATAACATTCAAAATTCAAAAATCATGGAAGCAAAAGTTATTATCGTATCAAGCGTGAAGTCTAACAAGAGTAATCACAATGTATGGGCAGTAGCCGTCTCAGGCGAGGAGCAGCCCACCGCTTTTTGCAAGAGTGCATACAAGGCGATGCGTTTTGCCTTTATGCTGAAGAAGCGCACAGGATTTAACATCTCGGAGAATTGCCTCTCGTACCTCTCATTCGTAATAGCAAAGCAGAAGGCTGCAAAAGCAGCTGCCGTCAAGGAAGTGGTAGAGGAGATTGCTGAGAGCCACAGCGTCGATAAAGTCCTGGCACAAAAGCCGGAGCCTAAGGCTGAGCAGGAAGAAAAGCCAAAGAAGCAGCGCAAGCCGCGCACTAAGAAGTCAGCACAAGTGGTAGCCCTCGCATAGGGCTATCACATTCACTAATTGTTTTACCTTTTAATTCTCACAATTATGAAAGAGTTTTCTTACATGCAGTTCTTCAAAGAGAAGTACAATTTGTTCAAAGCGAAGTATGGCGATGCTATCATCCTTTTCCGTTGCAGCGATTTATACATGGCTGTCGAGGATGATGCCACTGCCTCCCAAGAAGCGTTGGGCTTGTCGCTCTCGGTTAGCACGTCTGACCGCATCAAGTCGGCAGCGTTTCCTAGCCATTGCCTGGATACGTACTTGCCGAAGCTCGTAAGAGCCGGCTATCGCATCTGCATCTGCGACAATCCCTGCCATTAGGGTTGTCGCTCGCCAATGTGTCCGATGGGCTCCACCGCTCATCGGACTTTTTCTGTCTTTTCCCACCCACCTGCCCACAAGTATCTTTGCACAAAATTCAAAGATATGGCTGTCGCTATCAATACTCCGTTCAGTAATCTCTACCTCTCCGCGATGTTGCCGGAGCGTGTTTCGTTCTCTATGCAGGACGAAAACACTTCGGCGGTCGTATCGGTATATGTGGACCACCAGATTGTTTTTCAATCTACGCTGTATGCCTTTGGACATTATATGTACCTCAACGATATTCGCTCGATCATTGAGGAGGGCATACGGCAGAATGAAAACGCGCACGGGGAATGTATGGTGACGATTGCTGACAGTGAGAGCAACGCCAATACGCAGAACTTCGTGGTGCTGATTTCGGACTTCGCCATACCCAGCCCGATGTTCTTCCTCGCTACGCACTTCCTGACCACACGCTCCTCATTTCGCATACACCGCAACGGCAAACAGACACTGGCATGGCTGCCGTCAGCGACTGGTACTCACCTGAAGTACATCGACGCGGTCATCTTGCCGGAGGGTGAAAACACGCCCACGGTGTTGCGGTGGGATCAGGGACAGCAGCAGTATTTTGACGGGCAGCTGTATTCCTATACGTTCAAAGTGCAGACCATTAGTGATTACTTCGAGCAGAATTACCCTGAAAAAAAGGGTAAACTGCTCTCGTTCACTGTGCATGTGGGGCAGCGCTCAATGACCTTCTTCGTGACGGACGAACAGCCTGACTTCCGGCTATCGTTCCTCAATGCGTTCAACATCACGGAATATGCGGAGCTCTATGCCGTGACAACACAAAAGCAGAAGGTGGAGCGAAGCGAAGCGCACTGCAACTTTGACCATATCTTCTATGACCAGAAGACGGAGATAGCCTTTGAGGTGGAAACTGCTGCTTTACCCTATGAGGAAGCGCAGTGGCTCAATCAAGTATTTTCGTCGCGCTATGTGGCTATTCCCATCTATGGGGATACGTTCGAGCAAATACTGATTACGGACAGCACCTCGGAGATTACCAATAGCGACAAGGAGCAGAACAGGCTGAAGTTCACGTACAAGTTTGCAAAGGATAAACAGCACAAATTCGTGGAGTCTTCACCTGCTTATTTCACGGAGGAGTATAACAACCAATTTATGTAACCATGCAAAGTATTCATATATCGACAGCAAGGAAGATGCTGAACCGCCCTGAGCCTATAGACATACGAGTGTGGACGCGCAGCGGGGAGATCCAGGAATGGAAACGCTGCATCAGCATCAAATACGAACATTATAAAGGAACAAGAAAGATGAAACTGCTGGACAGCAATCAAATCCGACAGTGTCGGGAATGCTGCATATTTGAAATAAACGGCATGGAGGTGTATCTGTAAATCAACGCATCTATATGAAATACGACGAACTACATTTGAACTCGGTAGAGATCATCCCCGACCTGAAAGCGTCTGCAGCTTTTACGGTCAATTCTTCGGAGGTGTTCAAGGAACAAAACGACATCTCGCCTGTGGTCATCGACAAACAGACGAAATTCATGCCGTGGGGTGCCGATAACGAAATGCCATACAAAATTCTCGACCTGATAGAATCGGACGAGACACTGGCCACCTGTCAGATGTTTAACGCGGAGGTGTGCTTCGGCTCCGGCTTGGTCTACGACACGACGGAGGCGAACAACAAGACACGCCTGCAGGTGGACGACTTTTGTATGGACAACGACCTCGCTTATTACTTCCTCGGCGTGTGCCAGGACTTCAAACACTTTGCTTTTGCCGTGTCGGTCATCATCCTCAATGGTGACGGCTCGAAGATTGTACGGGTGCTCCGAAAGGAGGCGTGCTACTGCCGTTTTGCCGAAGCGGACAAAAACGGGCATATCCCGTACATCCTCTATGCGAACTGGAGGAAGACAAACTATCGGGACTCCATCGAGAAGATTGAGCTGCTGGATATGATGTCACCATGGGACGACCTGCGCCAACGGATAAAGGAGAAGAAAAGCAAAGTGCGTAAGTTTGCCGTTGTGAGCCGTGTGCCGACACCGGACAGCACGTATTATCCCATTCCTTACTACGCTGCGCTGTTCAAAGGCAACTGGTATAATATCAAAAAGCTCATCGGCATGGCAAAGGAAGCAAAGCTGAAAAACTCGGCTCCCATCAAATACCACATCGAGATTGCCAACCGCTTTTGGGATGGCATCTTCAAAGCGGAGGCAATAACGGACCGAAAGAAACAGCAGGAACGAGTCGTGGAGGAAAAGGAGAAGATTATCAATTTTCTCACTGGTATGGAGAACAGCGGGAAGGTGCTCTTCTCGACATTCTATATATCGCCGGACGGACATGAGCAGCACGACGTAGTAATCAACAAAGTAGAAACAGACAAGGAAGGTGGCGACTGGAGCACTGACATCATCGAGGCGGTGAATATGTTCTGCTTTACCATGCGCGTTCACTCGAACCTCGTGGGCTCAGTGCCTGGAAAGTCGCAATCGAACAATTCGGGCTCTGACAAGCGCGAGCTTTATACGATTGCTCAGGCACTGCAAAAACCGTATCACGACCTGCTATTTACCGTGCATCGTATCATTATCCGATACAACGGATGGACAGGCGTGCGTCCGGATTGCCCGTTTATCATGCTCTCTACGCTCGATGAAAACCGTGACGCTAAACTCGTCACTCCTAATAAACAAAACGACAATGAAAATAATAACTGAAGAAGACCAACTACGCCACTTCCTACCGAACTTCTTTACTTCGGTGGAGGGCGAAATGTCATTGCTCGATAAGCTCAGCCCATTCCTCGAAACGTCCGAAGAATGGGTGAAGCAGACGTTCACGTCGGAAACGACGTTCAACACCATTGCCGGATATGCGGATAGCAACATACTGAAGCCGGTACTCGCTCGTGTCGTGGTCAACCACGCACTGCTCGCGGCTATCCCCACGCTCGATCTTGTGCTGACACCAAACGGATTTGGAATTGTCAGCAACCAGAACGTAGCGCCGGCATCGAAAGAGCGCGTCGATAGGCTGCTCGCATCTCTTGAAAGGGAGCGAGACAAGGCCATCGACTTGCTCCTGCTACGACTGCCCAGTGCGTCACGATGGCTACAGTCGGAACAATGTGCCTTCTTCACGGCTACGCTCTTTCCTAATCTCTCGCTGTGCAGAAGGCTCGCTATTCGTGAACACCTGTGGGCGGAGTACCAGGCACTACGCTCGCGCCTTATCAAAATTGAAGCGGTGCTCGCTGACACGTACTTCTCGCACGAACAGATGAATGTCTTCCGTGAGAGAGTACTCTATCAACTCACTTCATGCCACCCAATCATGACGCACGTCATTCGGACGCTCCAATCGTTGGAGCTGATGCTCGTGTCGGATATGCAGGTGCAAACACAAGCATTCTTTGACCTCGTGAACATCATCCGTGAACATGAAGATATCTTCTCGGAATGGCATCACTCAAAGGTGGCGGACCTGTACATCCCGAAACTTTTTGAAAACAAAAAGAAATCGGGAGGGTACTGGTTCTAACTCATAATCGAAACGCTTATGACTTTTGATTTATCAATGCCCACATCATGGGCTGAATTGTCCGACAAGATGCTACGAACGGTATATACCTTGTTCGCATGCGACTTGTCGGCGGCAGAGGTGAAGACACTCTGCCTTATGAAATGGAATAAAATGACCGTGCTCGCACAGTTGCGTAATCACAAGTATCTTGTGAAACGCAACCACTCGCAGGTCATCGTTACATCGAAGCAGATCCAACAAGGAACGTCCTTCTTGGACTTCCTCGATACTTTTCCTCCTGTGCCGGTACGCCTAAGTCGTATCGGTCGCCACCGTGCTTTACCAGCGGACTTCGAGAAGGTGCCATTTGAGAAGTACCTGTACCTTGAAAACCTATTTCAAGGGGTACTACACACGCAAGAGCCGGCTTCCTTTGCTGAGATTTCATCACAGGCGCACGAACTCTTGCTACAAATGGCACAAGTCCTGTACGACAGCGACAGGCTGAAGCCTGACACTGCCGAACTGGTAGGCGTATTCTATTGGTTCGCTTCGCTCAAACAATACTTCGCACGGCTATTTCCACACTTCTACGCTCCTGTGGGGGCTACAGACGGAAATCAATTGGGGGGCAGTCTGTTCGCTCAACTTCGTGAAACCACCAACGCGCAACTGCGTGCGCTGACTGGTGGAGACATCACAAAGGAATCGCTCATCAGACAAATGGACACGCACAGAGCTCTAACTGAATTAGATGCCAAAGCGCGTGAAGCGGAAGAATATAGACGTTCTACTAAATCTCATTGATTATGCCAATCAAACCACCTGTTATCGAATCGCCCACAGACAACTTCAACTGGGATGCCACTTCTTTCTTCAAAGACTTGACAGAAAGAAACCATGTGGCACAGCTGCATCAGTTTTCCTTCTGCCGTGTCAGTGGGCTGGACGGCTTCGAGGAAGCGCTCACAAAGATGCAGACACGCACCGCTTTCGTATGTGTCTCGGACATCTCGCAGGGTTATACGCAGCTCGATAACACACCGCACACAAGACGAGTAAAAACGGTTTTCCTCGCTATGCGGCACGCCATCGACGACATGATAGCAAGAGACCGCTGCATGGAGGCCATGCGCGAGCTCTTCCGACAATTCATGACGGTGCTAATCCTGGAACAAACGAAGTTGCAGGAACACTGCATCTATCTCGACCCGCGGATCTCTTTTCAGGAAATCGACCGATATTTCTTCTCCGGCTGTGCTTGCGCGTACTTCCAAATCGCAGTAGATACCTACACCGATTTGCAGTACAACGAGGACTTGTGGGATGCGCCCATCAATGATGTTGGACCAAAGCCCATCTGATTATGGCTGAAGAGATACGCAATGCACAGGCAGAGCGAGAGAAATATGTCCTCGCTTTTAACGATACCATGCTCAAAATATGGCGTGAGCAGATTACGTTGCTCGACGTGATTGACACCGGTCGATTGCTACGCTCGCCGAAGTCTGTTGCTGTCCGTGCCGATGGCAGATTCATCGAAGCAACGCTGTCGCAGGGCTTCCTCGAATACGGACTGTGGCAGGACTTCGGCACTGGAAAAGAAATCCCCAGAGGCAACTCAGGGGACATCGGGCGAGAAAAGAAACGTGTCGCAAAGCGATGGTTCAGCCGGAAGTATTACGCTTCTGTGATGAACATACGCGACTTCATGGCTGACTCTATCGGACACGAATTTGTCGGACTTGTCGCCCGCGCCATCGATGACAATTACCGCCGATACAACCACTAAAAAAGCGAAGCCGTTTGGCCTCGCTTTTTACTCTTCTATAAATTGGAATTTATATGATTCTATCTGTCTTTTAATAGATATTCATATAAAAAAGGAAATGCTTCATCGGGATTTTTTCCTTGATGAGGATTGTTGCCATATTCCAATCCAACTGCGATATAAGAT